GGAGAGTTCATTTACAGTCGATTGAAAGGGTGCTGCCTCGGGGAGGAGCTGGGTTTTAAATATTGGGGGGCATCTGGGTACTATTGACTTGAGCCAGCTTGCTTGCGATGCCTAGTGACCTTGGTTTTAGCGATACACTTTTATCATGAAAATTATTATCTTTTAGTCCGCTGCTAAAACCTGTCTGCCGGCTAATGCCACTTGAGGTTGCACCGCGTGTGGCAATGGCTGGTGAGAATGAGAAGTTATCATCTAGGGCTGTTTTTGACTTGCTTATGTGGCAGGTTGAGCAGGCATTTTCTTGCGCTGGTTTTAATAACACCATTACTTTTTGAGCGGATTCTTTTGTAGAAATTGCGTAGGCAGGGCCGTGCTGGGCAATGTTTAAGTTTGCAGTATTATGGATGGTAGCAACACCACCGTGGGTGGCTCCGTTGTGGGCATAACTGGGTGACATTACTGTGACTGCAAGTGAGGCTACTGCCAAGGCTACTGATAATTTTCTAAATAGTTTCATTTTTCTATCTCTCTTTGTTGTGGATAAGGGCGAAGTTAATTTTTAATCTTCTGATTCTTGGTCTGATGTCACGTCTGATTCTGAATCTGAATCTGATTCTTGGCCTGATGTAACGTCTGTATCTGGCTCTGGCTTATTTGCAGTTTCAGTTTCAGGCTCTGGAGTTAGGAGTAATTCAAGATCTTTAATACGGGTTTTCACACCTAAATCATCTTTAATCTCTGTGCCTTCTTTTAGAAGCTCTAAAGCTAATTTGTAGTTTTTGTCTTCTTCGTAAATTTTAATACCAAACAATCTGTAATAACGGGCTTTTGTGATTGGGTGAATATCCCAATCGCCTGAGTGGATTTTTTGGAAGATGCGGTTTGCGCCTTCTGAAAATTCTGTGATTGATGGATCACCTTCTTTTCTATCTTTTACGGGCGTGTAGGCTTTGTCTTCGATGTTGTGAAGCGGGTCTGCTACTGCTGTGTAGGGTTTTGAGTTAAACCAAGGTTTTACTGGCTTTTGGCCTATTTTATTGGCGTATTCTGCTAACTCGATCATCCAGTCCCATTGTTTGCAATCTGCTGCCCATATCATGTTTAGGTAGAGGACTTCGTTTTGGTGGCTTTCTTCTTTTGCCATAAATTCGCTTAGATATGGGCCATATTTATCGAGGAATTTATTTTTTAAAGGGATACGGGCTGCATGATCTTCAATTTCTTTTAGCTTTTCCATATCCATACGCACGGCTTGCTTTAGTAATTTGTAATTACTGTTGGCATCTTCTGGGAGATCATTTTGAAGTTCATCGTTTTGTGATGTTTGGGCTTCATTTTCGGCTAGAACAGTAGGTTTAGATGTGCGTTTTGCTCCATCTTTTGCCCATGCTTTGCGATGATCTTGTATCTTGCCCATTTTATTGCTCCAATTTTGTGTACTGTGGTTTAACAGCTTTTTTCACCTAAAAAGCCCGCCGAGAATGAATCTGAGCGGGCTTTTTTGCTTTATGTGACGTTTTTTATTTAAACTGATTTTTTCCAAACGTCTGTTGCGCTTACCCATGCTGTGTTTGCAGAATTTCTTAGCTTGATTGCGTCTGGATGAACCATGGCGCAGCCTTCTGCCACTTCTAAGACGTGATCTTCACGGCCATATTCGTAATCGATGATGCCTTTTTCGTTGTGATCGTCTTCGATCTTTCTGCGCATTGCATCTTCTTGGTAATAGACAGATAGGTTTTGCAGTTCTGTTATTACTAAGCCACGATCTGGGAATTCATCGGATGTTTCTATATCTGTTCGGCCGAATGTTTGGCTGTTTAGATACAGATTTCGCGCTAGACGCTCTGTTGGTGCTGTGTTTGCACCAAATAGTGATGAGTTTTCGCTTAGTATGAGTTCGTCACCCATAATCGCTCTCATGCCTGTGCGTTTACGCAGTGTTTTATGAATCATTGTTTGGCGCATGTGGAAGACAAGCTCATCAAAGGATTCGAAGTCTCCTCCTGGGCCTACGTTGATTGGGTCGATTGCGTAGCCGTAAGGCTCTGCAGCATCTGGTGTGATACCTAACACTTGCTCTGGTGCATTTTCGATCATGTATTGAATCCAACCTGGTGCGTTGTCTTCAAGATTTGAAAATGTGTCTGAGTCTGTATCTGGTGCTGAGAATTGACCGTTCCAACCGATGGCTAGTTTGTCGTTTGCTCGCGCTTGTAGGATGCTGGTTCGGTAACGTGCATAAAAATCTGGCAGGTGCGCCCAGCTGTCGATTTGCTTCCATCCGATGAGTGCATCTGACTCGTAGTCTTCACATTCGTATTGGCGTTGGAGCAATCCTGTTGGGTCTGTTGGACGACGTTTTTTGAAACTTGTATTGCTAGCCGTTGTGCGTTTTCGTAAACGCTTTGGAGCACCAAAACCGAGGACATCACCTTTCATTTCATTAACGGGTAGTACATTGATCTTTTGCAAGAATTCATTTTCTTGCTGGGTTAATGATTCGATAGTTTGGGCTATGCGAGGTGCAACATTGAAGGTGCTGGATACATCTGATGTGTTGTATATCTGACCAATAATTTCTCTGATTTTTGTTGCTAGTTCTGTTGCTCTTGGTGTTCTCATTGTTTTTATTCCTTCTTAGTGGGATAGCCCATGTTTCACAACATTGGCGTCATGCCTGTTTGCTCGTTATCAATTGCTGTTTTTTAGCAATCGTATTTAATATCGCCGTTGTCACCTTTATTTTCTGGTGTTGGAGTTGCATCACCTGCTGGCTTTTTTAACTCTTCTGTTTCTGCTTGCAGGTCTGCTATTTGTTTTTCTTTGGCTTCGATGATTTCTTCGTTGGTTTGATCTGCATCATCGTCTCCGCCTTTGTTAGCGTCTTTTTCTGCAAGCTTTGCTTTTAGATCGGCGATTTCTTTTTGCTCTTCTGTTAGCTCTGGCTCTTCTAGGGCTTTAGCAACAGCGACTTCAATTTTTTCTTGCATGCTTGCTTCCATCTTTTCAGATTGGGCGTCTAACATTTCTTGTAATTCTTCTTTAGTCATTTCTAGGTCTTCCTGTTGATTTTCGGGGAGGATTAGGGGCTGTGGTTGACCCGGCATTAGGTTGATTATTTTTTCTAGCATGCTTTTTGGCATGTTTTCTTGTACGTTTTGAATGAAGTCGTCTGGCATGTTTTGAAAGTTTTGGATGCTTTCTTCCCAGACGTTTTCATCTATTTGTTTGTTGGCTTTTTTTAGGTCGATTGGGTCTGTTATTTTGTCGATGAATCCTGCTTTTAAAGCACTTTTTGAGCTGTACCATGTTTCTGCTTGGAGTAGTTCCATGACTTCGGCTTCGGTTTTTCCGAGTCTGTTCATGTAATCTGGAAGGATTGCTTCTTCGTGAACTTTTAGACGCGCTGCTCCGCTTTCCATGTCACGGGCATCACCCCATACGGCACCTTGTGCACGATGAATCATGACAAGTGAGTTTTGTGCCATTTCTACTGTGTCACCTGCAAGCATGATGATGCTACCCATGCTTAGGGCGTAGCCCATTACTCTTATTGTTACGTGGGCTTTGTGTTGTTTTAAAATATTGTAGATTGGTAGGCCGTCGTAGAATGTGCCACCGATGGTGTTTAGATTTACGGTGATTGTTTCTAGGTCACCAAGTCTTTTTAGTTCTGCATTGAAGTAGCGATGGTCGATGCTCCAGCCGACTACGCCGTAGAGATCAATCTCTGCGTGTTTTTTGTTTTTGTTTCCTTTTAGAAAGGAGTGTTTTTGGGCTGGTGGGTTTTTACTCATAGAAGCACATCATTACTAGTCTCCTTTAATCTTTCAACTACCAATATTCCTATATGGGGTCATATAGGAATATTGGTGTGTGTTTTTTGCTGGCTGGTTGATTAGTATTTGGTGGTGAGCGAACTTAAATCAGAAAAGAAGCCTGTTAAAAAAGGTTCTAAATATTCCCAAGAAACGATTGATCAGGCTCGTGGCATGTGGCTCACGAGTGTGCCTGTGTCTGTGATTGTTGATGAGCTTGAGCTTAATAATAGTCGTATTGTTTATCAGTGGCGGGATAAATTTGAATGGCATTTGTTGAAGCCTCCTGAGTCTGTTTTGTTGACCACTTCCCGTGAGTTTAATC